GATGGTGCCGGAGCAGTCTCATTCATCATTGCTTCATGACGCATAGTAGGTGCACCTGCCTGAGCTTCTTCACCAAGAACACGAGCTAGCTTTGCTTTGAGTTCGTCGTAGGTTTTGTAGTTCTTTGGGTCGGTGAACTCACTGAGATCATGTAGTTGGTTATAGACTGTTTCCAATCTGGATTCGTCTGCATCATAGAGAGAAGATGCGCTTGAAAACTCTGACTTATCATAATTACGGTATCCTTCAACTTGACGGATTTTCAATTTAAAGTCTGCACCTTCCCAAAAATCAAAAGGATTGACCGGAGTTTCATCTGCAAAGTCTGGCTGCATAGAGTCCATGATCTTATCAAAGATCTTCTTACCAAACTTATAGAGGAATACTTTACCTTCATTCTGAGATGCACTGGGATCCTGTACCACAAGAATATTAGTTACATAGTGGAGTCGACGCTTTTGTGCTCGGGCAGTTTCTTTGTCTGCTTCAATCCCAGAATTCCAGAGTCTTGAGTTGAGTTCGCCGACTGGATCAGGTTGACCAATAGAAGTAAGGCTGTTTTCGATATACCACAAGCCAGTAGGACCTTTGAAGCCGTGGTCCCAGTATCGGACCCATGGAAGGTCGACACCTTCTGCTGCTGGGAGGAATCGAATAACTGCATATCCATTACCTGCTTTATCTACAGTTGGTTTCCAAATACGATCATCAGCATAAGATTTTTTTTCACCACCACCGGTAGCTTCTGCTGCTTGAACTAGTTTAGAGATTTGATCGCGATTACGCTTTAGATTTTGAAATGACATCGTATTGTCCTTGTTCTGAATTATTAACTGAAATATAATTATACAACATTTGTATGTCGCTGTACACTATTATATATACCCATCATTCGAAAAATGCCGAATCAAGAGTATTGCCTTTTGGCAAGAAGTTAAGCTGCATTGCCTCAGCTTCAAGTTTATCTTTTATAATAGGAGAGATAAACTTTTTGACATCTTCTGGTTCGATGTCGTTCTTATCACATACATGAAGAATAGCCTCCATGTATGGAATATGAAGTTCTGATACCGTTGCTTCAATTAGCTTGGTAAATTTTGACTTAGTAAGAAATTGATCTTCAATCATTTATCTAGAGCCCTTACTAGAATTGTATCTGCATTCAGTCTACCATTAGGCACACTACCTTTAGTTGTAAGTTTCTTCCATTCGCCGTCAATCTGTTTTACAGTCTTAGACTGAACGATTGGAAGAAACTCATCTGGTTTACGAAGCTTAATTTGACGACTATTGACCTTATCGATATTTTTAATCGAGGTGCCAGAGATTTCAAATCCACCGACACTTTGTGTAAGGTACTCTGTCAATATTCGAGACTTCGTATTAAATGTGTACAATCTGATCTTGCCAATAATTTGAACTGGATTAATTGATGTCAGTTTAAAGTTGGCATCCTCAGTCTTGTATTTCACATTGCGAACTTGTTTGTCCGCAGCCTGAGGCTGTTTAACCCGTGTTTTACGGGTAGCCTTAGCTGCGGACTTAATCCTGTCAAGATCGAGGAGCATGTCCTGACAAGATTTAACACGATGCTTGAGTTCTGGCTTTTTCAAGTGTGAATACCCTTCAACAGCCTGGTCACACCTGGCATGAAGAGCATCTTCATAATCTAACAGCCATCCTTCGATAACATCGCGAACTGGAATTGTTGCTGAATTAGAAAGACCATACTTCTTAAACTGATTATATAGATCAAGTGTAGCTTTTTCACCTTCAATCCACTGATCTTCTAAGTCAAGAAGATCTCGCATAATAGTAGCATTGATTTTTCTTTGCAAGCGCTGCAAAGGAGAAAGAGTAATTACAGTCTTTTCAACTTTTACCTCTAAGCGCTTCTCTTTCAAAATTTTCTTTCCCTCATCGATCATATTTTTAAAACGATCAATAAGGGAATTCTTCCAATACTCAGAGCGTTCGGTGACCTCGTTTGCATTGTTATACCAAAAAGAGGTAGAACCCATATACGAGTGGCCGAAACAATAATCTGGATTGGCAAGAATATTCTTAGCATCAGTCTTATTAAATTGAGACTTGATGAAAGACTTTACAATAGAGATAGTCTCTTTGCGGTCGACCTCATTTTGAAAGTAGACCATTACAGAGTCAAAACCTTTTTCAACAGGAGCGCCTAGTGCACCACTACGACGACGCATACGAATAGTTTTTTTCTTACGCTTTTGCAATGGCATTATGCAATCCTCCATGTAAAGTTTACATCGTTATGAAGATCAATCCAACGACCGTCATGAATCTTACGTGTGGTCCATTCCTTTGTCCTATCTGCATCACGTGTGCGCACAGAAAAGGTTTTATTCTCTGACTGAAGAATAGCTTTACCTTCACGCAATTCGGTAACCAACCAACGATTGCCGTGCTGGGCAACGCGATCCTTGCCGTGTTTAGTTTTAGGCTCTAGGATAATCCAATCGCCTTCATTAAGAAAGAATACTGAGTTCATTTTTGCTCCTCGATTTTTTATCTTGTATATATTCTATCACAGTTTCACGTAAATGTACACAGTTAATTTCACTAATTTAAAAAATAATGGTGGTCCTGACAGGATTCGAACCTGTATCGCTCTCTAATCTGGAGACGGGGCCGAGTATAAGCCGGGTGTTTTACCATTAAACTACAGGACCTCTCTGGTTAAGTTGGATGTATAGACATACACTAACGTTTGACCAACTTAACCAGATTTAAGGTTAGCGTCTCATCTTTGCTAATTCTTCTGGGGATTGTCCTTTGCCCACTGGAACAATGTTTGATTTGTGCATGGTTGCGAGACCGACGATGTAGTCTCCCGAATATTCCTGAACCTTTCGCTTTCCTGCGATAGGGACGACTTTGTCTGACGTTGGGATTGCTGAACGCGTGCTTGAATAGTCCGGAATACTGTTGCCACTAGATTTCTCCTTGCGCTTAAGTTGAGTAGGATGAACACCCATCTTTTTAAGCCAAGCATCATGTGCAGCCTGAGCTTGTGCATGGCCTGGCTTACGATTCTGCTTACGCTTACGAGTTGATATGGTAGACATACCACGTACGAGATGCATAGTCATTTAATTCCAACCTTCATTTGATTCGTATGAACGCTGATCGGCGACGCGATCGCCATAATGCTCGGCAAGATATTTACCGGCATCTTGATAGTGGTTATGGTTTTCATCCATACGGGAAAGATTTTCATCGAACGCAAGCTCTTTAGCTTGACGAGCAGGCTTTTCAACTTCATCGGTCCAGCGACGAACGTTTTTGGCAGCTGCAGCCATTTTAGCACGAAAAGCTTTGCGGCGATTGAAACGCTCAGCTGCAGATTTAATAGCAGCCATACGCTCTGAACGAGACATATCTTTTGTGATTGCAAACTTAGACATTGAATACTCCTCTTTTCCAATTGTTAATATTATTATACACTATTTTTTTGGAAAAGTACACTAAAAAATGCGGAGATTACTGAATGAAATCAACTACATGGAATTTTTTTCTTCTTCGGTTTTATATTGCCATTCATCGGTATGACCTACAGACCATTTAGGTTCTATTTCAACGGCATAGTTTTGAGTACACACTTTGAAATCTGGCTGTAGAAGCTTAGATGGTGTAAGACTAGAGTCTCTGAAGATAACACGATTGTTCGGCTGAGCAGCAAACTGACCATTATCTAGTTTGATAATATTAAACGATTTATGTTCTGGATCATGCTCAGAGTAATTAACATCGAGCACACTTGCATCTGGATGCGCATTGTCAATTGTAAACATATATTCTCCTCCATGCATTTTCTTATCTTTACCAAAGAATTCGCAGCGAGCAAGAATCGGTTTTTCAATGACAGTTAAATGATAATCAAAACAATCCCATAATTGTAAAGTATCTAAAGGGAGATTACCATGTGGCGTCTTCCATACGAATGCTGATAGTGGCAGCTTATCGTATAGTGCGCCGTATTCGGTAAGAAGTGTTTCGAAATAGAGGGCTTTGTATTGAACAGACTTGACAGAGATCCATACACCTGGTGTATATTCTCCGTGACCTTTTTCTAAGTCGTAAAGATATTCTTTACGAACCATTACATCAATAGGAGGAAGAGGGTGTACAAGGAAAGACATTACTTTTGGTAGATCTCCAGAAGTTTAGCTTCGAACGCCTCGACTTTGTTAACCCTATCAGGCCAAAGAATGTATTCCTTTTCAGGATTCTTCTTCAGGTTGTTCAGTAGAGGAGTAATTGCGTTATATAATTCATCCAGCTTAAGCTGGGCATCGTTGGCTGTATTGGCTATCACCTCAGCTTCACGAGCTGCATCCTGCACAGCTTGCAGTTCAGTTTCATCAACCGCAGTAAAGCCAAAGTCAAAGAAATCGTCTACCAATCTACTCTCCTTGATGCATATTGATTAAACAAAATCAAAGCGAGTACTCCCCAAAATATTCCGCCATAGAGAATTGATTGAGAAATAACCCATGCAAAGGGAATAATAACCGCGATATCGCCTGTTGTAATTTTATTCATAGATCTATTTATACCTTTATGGCTGGGATGGAGGGGCTCGAACCCCCGACAAGGTGATTAACAGTCACCTGCTCTACCAACTGAGCTACATCCCAAATGTGGTGCTGCAACACGGACTTGAACCGCGGACCTGCTGATTACAAATCAGCTGCTCTACCAACTGAGCTATTGCAGCTTATGACAAACAATCTCTCTACCGGTTGGTGTAGTGATTACGATTGCTGGCAAAGCCGGATTACGATCACGACATTCGATTTGATGCCATTTAAATCCTTCTTTTCTTTGTTGATCAACGGCTGCGACAAACTCTGTGTTGTCTGCAAACCATAATCCAGTCACTAATACAAATAATAAAGTCATTTTAAATTCCTAAAAATGGAGCGGGTACCCGGAATCGAACCGAGGTCTTTGGCTTGGAAGGCGATTGTAATACCATTATACTATACCCGCAATTAATCGCGATGAACATATTATATATATCCATCGCCTATGAAGCAGAGCCAGCTTATATAGACTGGATGCGAATCTTGGTACCTCCGGCCGGACTCGAACCGGCACGCTTAAAGCCACGGATTTTAAGTCCGTTATGTCTACCAATTCCATCACGGAGGCATTTGGCGATTCCGGGAGGACTCGAACCCCCGACCTGCTGATTAGAAGTCAGCTGCTCTAATCCAACTGAGCTACGGAACCAATTGAACTCCCGTTAACATTACTACAATAGCTACAATACCTATAATTGCTAAAGCATGTCTAAGACAAAAGGCAATAATAGAAAAGAAAAGACCAACAAGAAGTGCGCCAATGATCACTGGAAAGAGGAGAGGTGTAATCAAAGTCAGCACTTCTTGTATCTCAATTATTGTTGGCATTATGAACTCCAATCAATCCACTTCTCAACAACATCGATGAACTCTTGCATCGAAGGGATCTGGCGAGGGCCCCATGTATTATCTAGATGAAATACCTCGCCGTCTGGTGAAGTCATTTGATGCCACATCTTGCGCGTACGATCATCAGGATCTTCATCGAAGTCACCTACGTATACGTAACCTTTATATTCATATGTTGTGTACTGTGGAAAATCCATTATACAGACTCCCTTTCACACATCTTGTCGATATGTCGCTGAAGATTGGAATCTGACCAGTTAGAAAAATCCAACGAACGAGCATAAGACTTGCTAGTCCGATCTGCTGTGATATAGTACGCATCTTCGACAAGCTCGATGCGCTGGAACCCTTTAAGAGTACCACATGGTGCCCGCTCAGACCAATACTCAGAGTCATTAGGATTAACCATCTTTCCCATCCAGCAGCCCGGCTGCTTTGAGAATTCCTCAGCTTCTTTGCGCTGAGCATTGATGTAATCGCGAAGATCTTGTTGCATAATGTAAGTCATGATTTGCTCCTCTTTTTCAATCATTAATAATATTATACACTACTTTTCTGCAAATGTACACTAAAAAATGCACTAATAACTAAATTTTTTTCGAAGCTCATGATAACCACCAATATGATTACCTTCACCATCATAAATCTGAGGTACAGTCTTAAAGCCTTCTGCTTGAAAAGATATTTTTTCTTCTCTTGTTTTTAGCTTAATTTCTTTAAAATCGATGTCACGCTCTAAAAGAATAATCTTAGCTAACTCGCAATATGAACAACCGTCTTGAGAATAGATTTTCCACATTACAATTTTCCTGTGTTAATTATCCTATTAAACATCGATCTAGTTGATGAATGCTCTGCAACTTCTACGTCAAGTGCTTCTCGTAGTTCAGCAATACGCTTATATGATTGCTGCAGTTGACCTTGCAGTTCCTTGACATTATTGCGTAAGATTTCAATTTCTTCACCTTGAGCTACTACCATATTACGATAGTATTCTGCTTCCTTATCAGTTTGATCAACTGCTGTTTTACCAATTCTTCCGTACATAGGCATCTAGTATTTCCTCTTGTAACTTGTACGCTTCTACTTCCCATGGAAGATTGCGATATTCCTCATCTGTCTTATATGACACTTCATCGAATTGCCATTCTTTTCTTACGCCTTGTTTTACATGTACCATTTCATGAAAGACTGTTGTAAGAAAATCATCGCCTTTTAATCTTCGATCAACCTCAATTTCGAATTCTCTGTTATCGATTTGCAAACAATATCCATGTGCGTCATCGATCTTTTTTAATTCAATCCAAATATCGCAATTACGAATTCTTGGCATTAGATAATCCCAAGCAAACACGGCTGCTTTATAGACAGCCGATCGCTGTTTAGATCGTCCACCCGTCACTGCAATCATCGAACCTCTCCTCTATCGATTTAATGTGCTTACATTTACGATAAGCAATGCAGTTACACTCGAAGCCAGAGTCTAACATCTCTACAGTATATTTATCACCTTTACTACCGGTAACAGGCCATTTTACTCCAACTGCCCAGTGACCTTTAGTATTCACGATTTGAGAAGGATGACTCATATTGCATCCTTCCAGTAGTCGCGATAACGATCTTCTTCAATCTTTTCCGCATGACCGAAGAGTTCACGAAACTTCCGCATTTCGTCGGAAGTAAGACGCTGAAGTTGATAGGTAATATTCTCTTCAGACCAATCGACAGAAATCGACTTGAGAACATTTGCAAGAACATCGTAACGGTAAGACATGATATACTCCTTTTCCAATCATTAATAATATTATACACTAGAAAAGAAGGAAAGTACACTGTTATTTTTTATTTCTTTGAATAAATTTCAGCTCTTACATTTTCGGAGATTTTAATCTTAAAGTCACCATGTGTGTGGTGTAGAACAAATTCAGTGTTCTTAAATTCTTTAAACATCTCGGTCCAGATTGGTCTCCAATTGCTAGACAGTCTCATATTGTTCATGTTCTCTCGGTCAGAGTTCAGTACAAGATCTGAATAACTTCTTAGATTGAAATCGAATATAGAATCAAATCCATACATATGTACTCTATCTGCTTTTAGCTTACTTGCAGCATAGTGAACAGCAACATGACCACAATTGAAGTTAGTATAATTACCGGCATATTTAGGAAGAGGTGTATAAAACTCTTTGATTTGATGAGCGTGTTTTTGGAAGAATGCCGGATTTTTATCACAGAAGATCTTAGGTCTCATGCCACAAATCCACTCTCCTGGAAGAGCTATGCTGCCTTCTTGTAGAGCTCTCATAAATTTAAAATCTACCATTACTGATGCGTATACATCTGGTACTGCGAATGGCGGAAGATTACAATTAATCTTAAGACCTTTACGTTCCTTTTTTTGATATAGTACTGTATTATCGCCGTTACCAATTATATGAGCAACTCTAGGCATTCATCATACTCCTGATTTTATCCTTACCCTTTGGGCCAGTCCAATGAATTATTTTCTTATTACCTATATATCCATCTAATTGGACTTGTAATCTGAGAACGTTATATTCATTTGGTAAATCATTAATATGTGTTAGACGAGTAATTGGATTAAGCATACTATGTAATACTTCTTGATCTCCTACAGAAGGATTATCATGTACTGCTTGTGCCCATTGATGTAAGATAATAGGTTTACCGATAAAGCCTACAGTGCCTGAATTATGCCAAATTTCTCCGCGTCTTTTTGTCCATGGTTTGTCTTCGACCATATTTAGTTTATTTGGTACAAGTTGAGACCAGACATCTTCAATGGAATCTACAATTTCCATATCTGTGTCTAGCCACAAAGTTTTGTTAGACGGAGCATACAGCATGCTACGCGGCTTTTTAAACCAGCCTTTTTCTTTTGATTTAGATAAATCAATTACGGCATGAAAATTATTATGAACAAATTCTAGTGTCTTATTTGATACACCAAAGTTGGCAAAAATAAGAGGTGATGTGTTATGCTTCTTATAGTTTTCTACAAACCATGGAAGCATCCACGCGTGTCCTTCATCACAACCGGTTAATACGGCTTCATCATACTTCTTCGACACGATATGTCTCTCCATAATTATGTTTAGCCAGACAACCGTTTACATTTTGAATAGTAGTAAAGCTATCTTGTGCTTCAATTGGCCATGGATAATATTCTTGCAGCCACGGGAAGTTTTTCATATTAAGAAATACATCTGTTGGTCTTGCAAAGACCTTTGCTTGTTTGATAAACTCTTTTGCACCGGCTGGTTTTACAATATAACCATGTGCGCCTGGAAAATATCCTTTTGAAGTAAGTGGATTAATACCAAACGTATTAGGTGTATTCCACTTTCCATAAGACGGTTTACCTAATGATATGCATTTATCAAAGTAAATAATATTTGGTACATCATTTACAAAAACTGCATCATGCTCACACACTAATACTTCTTCGTTTATATCAATGCAATGTTTCCATAAAGAGTAGTGAGAATGAAAAGCTGCAGCACAATTTGCAATACGAGAGTAGGTTTCATGTAAGCCCGCAATATTAATATTGTCTTTTAAAAGTTTTTCGATAGGCATATCTTTAGGTGTAGTTGCTTGCCATTTATCGATATCAACACCGGACTTTTTACCGGTAGCAATGCATCGATTTGCCACTTGTATAGATCCTTCGTGATCCATAATTGTAATTACAAAAGCTTTCATTTAGTCACTCGTTGTTGATGGTGTACCTTGTACCTGTGTGTAAAATTTAGTAGTAACTCCTAACATAGGAAATAATTGTCTACACATGATTGCATCATTTGGCCATAGACCGTATTCATCAACCAGTTGAAGCATCTTCTTAGCTCCTTCAGGTTTAATTATATATGCTGAATTTCCGGCTAAACCCTGTGGTACTGATCGATCATCAATCCACGGTACCTGAGTTACTTCTTGTTTAGATTGAGAAACTAGTTCTTTAAACTCTCTAGACTTTCGCGTAGCATACAGCGGATTGTTGATACCAAATATCAAAAGCTTAGTCTTCTCGATAACATCTGTATTAAATTTAGCTATAAATTTAGAATCATGTTCTAATACTAAGTACGAATGTGAACCAGATGCCGCTCGTCGCCACAGGGTGTAGTGGCTTAAGCTACACGCAACCCTGCGGCCTCTGGTTGCGGTTCTATATGCAGACTTCTTTAAACCTGTAGCAAAGTCAATTACAGTACCTTCCCATGGATAGTTCCATTTGATATTGTATTCCTTCATTAAGTCATCGACCTGGTCAGGAACAATTGCATCAAACTTCTCAATCTCAAATTCATTACCGACGTTCTTACTCGATTGAATACAGACATCAGCCGCGGCTTGAGATACTTCGTGATTGGGAATAGCAATTACATACACCTTAATCATTTTAGTATCCATGAGACATGTTTAAGTTTTGTGATTTAAATGTAAAATATTCTGGTGTAACATACTGCATATTTACAGTTTTGGTATTAATGAAAAAGTCAGACTGTTCCCATCCAACTTTATCTAATGTCTTTAATAGTTTTTCTGCAGCATGTGGCTGAATGGCATACGCCGCGGTACCAGGTATCATATATGATCCTTGAAATTCTGGTACGCTTTTTCTATATGGTATAGGAGATGTGTGATAGTAATTAATGCCAAGATCCCACGCATATATGCTTGTATTTACATGATTAAATACAGGTTGTGTCCATGCAGATTGAATGTTAAGTATAAGCAATTCTTGGAAATTTAGATTATCCCATGCACGCACACAGCCTACGTCATGCTCGAGAAATGCTACTGGTTGACCTAGGTCAACACATTTTTTCCAAATACGAACATGATTTGTAAAACAGGATTTTTTAGTAAGATATGTTGTATCTGGACTTTGATCATAAAAATTGTGTGCACGAGAGCCGATTGCATGTTGACCAACATCATCATATTTATGTAATGTCTTTGGTGTAGCACCTTCAATTGATTCAACGTCAAAGTTGCTATTAACTAAACTTTTTAATGCAACTTTCATCTGTGTCTCAGATGCTTTATGATCTTTCACATAAACTAAAAAAGCTTTCATTTAACTTTAATTTCATACTGGTTTGTATAGAAATTATTAATTTCTAAGTTGTATTTTTTCAAAAATTTATCTACGCCTTTGACTACACCTTGTTTGTTTCCATAGTCATCACCATAAATTGTACCACCATCAAATTTTTTTAAATGGTCATATGAATTCACCAAATCTTTATAAACGCCATCTTCATCATGCGCAGCATCAACATAGAACCAATCTACTTTTTCTGTAAACTGAGAAAAGAATTTGTCTGTATCCATTCTCCAAATAATAACGTTAATGTCATTTCTAAATCTATTCACCACAGACTCATAGACATTATCGTAGTATCTTTTAAATGCTTTCGGATCACGAGTACCAGTTATGTTGGCATATCTATCTAAATAAGACTCATATGATTCTAAATGTTCATAAGGCTGAACACTCCAAGAGTCAACAAGGTGTAGTTTACTGCTTTTACTTTTAAAAAGCTGAGAGCTATCACCTTTCCAAACTCCTAGTTCAACGCCAACAGAATTAGGCTTTATTCGCTTTACTGTTTCAGGAACATTAACATTTTTACCGATCATCATCTTACGTACTCCAGTAATTTAGCCGCATTTTCTCCGCGGTTTGGCAATTTATCTTTTAAAAAGAAATGTACAAAATGTGCATGTTTAATTTTATCATCATCAACAGCAGTAAACAATGCATTCCATTTCCAGTCGAGCTTTTGAATATTCATCTTTTCGTTACGAATCCAGTAGTTCAAAAGAGTTTGATCAGTTGACCATTTCCATGCACCCATACCATCAACAAACATCTTAAACTCCTGCCGCTCGATAAACTGCTTTGCGGTTTGACCTCTAAGATATTTATGAATAGATTTATTCATTACCATTAGACCCATGTTCATGAAGGGAAAACCATGTTTATCTGTATATTCCCAATCAATCTTCAATGAACCATATTGCATACGAGAATAGTTAGCAATCTTTTGCACATACCAAGGTTGAATCGGCATTTCGGCTTCTACTACACCGGCAAAGTCAACATTTGGATCTAAGTCTTCAAAAATGTTTGGTGCTTCAGGCCTGATCCAAATATCGGCATCCACAATAGCGATCTGATCATACTTGTCAAAGAGATCAAATGCATTTTCTTTCTCGTAAATAGGAAGAAACCCGCCATGCTTTTCGTAGGACTCTTTACTACGATTAGTTGTAAACACGTCGGGTTTGATTCTTAGTTTTGGCGTTCTTTGTACCATATGATCAATGTTATGCATTTGACAATAATCATCAACAGAGTCAATACATGTATCATAAAGGTGAGAACGTTTTCCAGTATATACCTGGTAAATCAATCTTTTCATAACAAAGATCCTTCACTTATTTTAATTTGGTCTGATTTTTATCCGCAATAGTAGCAAATCCCATAAATGCACCAACAATACCAGCTTGTGCAATATAGAATGTACTAAGTAATGTAGCCATTAACTCAACACGTGACTCAGGTACAAAAGGAGAAAGAATAACGCCAGTAAAAACAACCATAGACCATATAGCTGTCCATGCCATATAGCGCTGTTGTTTTTGTTTACGATCTTGGCGCTCTGCTAACTTATCTGCACGCTCAATTTCATGTAGCTTTTCCATAGCAAGTAATTCTTTATCAGTAACTACACCGTCTTTATTAAGATCGGCTTCATTATGTACTGACCCAGGCTCCAGTTTCTTCTGTTCCATAATAGTACTCCTTGATTATGGCAGCGATTTCTTGTGCTTTTTCATAACCAGGACGAAGACGATTGGAACGATGTCCATTCTCCGTAAACCACATAATAGTATGTATATCAGAACCTTCAGGCATCTGATAGTGTTCGGTAATTATTTCAAACTCGCCTCTAAGCATTACAATTTGCGGGAGTGTTCTCATTGATACGCCTTCATTACTTGTTTCAGTTCAGTGAATAATTCTTCCTCTACATCATTTTTATCGGCTTGGAAGAGAATGCCGATACCGCCGGTGTGTTGCCAGCGTTTGATATTATCAATCTTGTCATCAACAAGAATATTAGGATTACCGGTAAGTGGGCAAACAGCATACTTATGTTTATTTGAAGTGAAGATACATTTCTCAACTTCCGGCATAAAGCCTTTGTCTTCAAGCCATCTGCGTTTCCAGTAAGCAGAGTTGTTATGATCACCTCTTAAAGGTGAAGAACAAATACCCCAATCACCGTTAGAGATCTCTTCTACAAAATTAACAATAAGAGTTGATAAACAATCAGGAAGATCTGAATTAACACGAAACGTAGGTAAAGTATAAAACCAATCCGTACCAATTAATTCATTCAGAGCCTTGTCCTTAGATTTGATTGATTTCCAATGAGTGACATTATTCTTTTTTGCAAATGCACCAAAGAAATCTGCAATCACTCCATCCATGTC